ATTCGTTATCTTAAATCAAAGGTCTTGTAATCATGTGTCTTGCTTCACGTCCGGCAGCTCCACCGCCGCCTCCTTTGCCTCCAGTGCCCGCCGCTCCTCAACCGCCCCCGCCGCCTCCGACTCCTGTTTCCGTTGGAGAACGTGTAAGTACTATTCGTGGTGCTGCATCTACACGTACCCGCGCCCGTGAGGCTGCTACTGGTACTTCTCGCTTGAGAATGCCTCAACTGTCTGTGACCCCTACGGCCCAAACTCCTGCTGGTGGATCGACCACCGGTCTTAACATTCCTAAATAATGGAAAATCAATCTGCCGCATCTCGTTATGCTAGATTAGCGAGCGACAGAACGATCTTTCTTGACACTGCCCGTGAATGTGCTGAGCTTTCGCTTCCATATCTACTCACCCCAACTGGGGTAATTAATGGGCAAAAGCTGCCAACTCCGTGGCAATCCATAGGGGCAAAAGGCGTCAACGTCATGGCTTCGAAGCTAATGCTTAGTCTGTTCCCTGTAACAGCTACGTTTTTTAAGCTTCAGATCAACGACGGAAAGCTGGCCTCGGACCCCAATCTTGATGCTACGATCAAATCAGAGATTGACTTGAGCCTGTCCAAAATGGAACGGGTTGTCATGCAACACATTGCCGAATCACAGGATCGTGTGATCCTTCACCAGGCAATGAAGCATCTGATTGTAACCGGGAATGTCCTGGTATACATGGGTTCGAAGGGTGTGAAGCTGTATCCTCTTGACCGTTTTGTGGTCGTCCGTGATGGAGAGGGTCAGCCCACAGAGATCATTACGGTTGAATCAATTGATCGACAGTTCCTTCCCGAACAATTTCAAATTTCAAAAACCACCGTTAACCATACCGGTGATAACACTGTAACCCCTGATGTCGATGTGACTGTGGGTGATGGTGAAGCTGCGGTGTATACCTGGGCTAAGCTCAAGGATGGACAGTGGCGTTGGAGACAAGAAGTCGATGGCGAGGTTGTACCTGGTTCTGAAGGCAAGTCTCCCAAAACTACTAGCCCTTGGCTGCCTCTTCGGTTTAATGTTGTCGATGGTGAAGACTATGGCCGTGGACGCATTGAAGAATACCTTGGCGATCTTAAATCGCTTGAAGGCCTTATGCAAGCCATGGTGGAAGGTTCCGCTGCTGCTGCTAAGGTGGTCTTTCTGGTATCTCCTTCTGCTACCGTCAAGCCTTCTACTTTGGCAAAGGCCGGAAATGGGGCGATTATTCAAGGCAGGGCCGAAGACGTAACTGCCGTTCAAGTTCAAAAGCAGGCCGACTTTGCGTCTGCCTATCAAATGATCACCCAGCTGGTTCAACGGCTGAGCGAAGCATTTTTGATTCTGACTGTTCGCCAATCAGAACGCACCACTGCCGAAGAGATTCGTGCTACCCAGCAAGAACTTAACGAGCAGCTTGGCGGAATCTATGGTAATCTAACAGCAGAGCTTCTTCGTCCTTATCTTCAACGTAAACTATTTGTTCTTCAACGTTCTGGTGAGCTGCCCAAGCTTCCTAAGGGCGTTGTCTTTCCAACCGTCATTGCTGGTATCGAAGGCATTGGCCGTGGTCAGGACCGTGAATCACTCATGATGTTCCTCAGTACCATCAGCCAAGCCATGGGCCCAGAAATGCTCATGACCTTTATCAATCCAGAGGAAGCAATCAAGCGATTGGCTGCTGCCCAGGGTATTGATACGATTAAACTGGTGAAGACACAAGAAGAACGTAATGTGGATAAATCACAGATGATGGCTCAGAATGCCCAGGCTTCACTTATTAGTCAAGCCGGTAGTTTGGCCAAAGCTCCTCTGATGGATCCATCGAAAAATCCTCAAGCACTTGATTCGTTAAGTAATGTCACCGCAAACGCCGTCCAACGTACCCAAGGCCCACAAACCGAGCTTGCCGGACCTGCCCCAGCAGGAAGTCAAGCCTGAAGAAGTTACTGAACTTTCGACTCGTCGTAAAACAGCCGGTCGTCCTTCTGTTAGCTCTGATTCAGTTAGCTCCAATCTTATTGGGTCTGGCACACGAGTTGTTGTTCCAGGTCTTGGTAAAGTTAAACTTGTCATCCACTAATCACCACCATGCCTGAACTCACATTTGATGCCACCGATCCGGTGGAGACCGAAGCCCGTGAAGCTGAGGAGGCTCGCCTTCTTGAGTTGGGCAGTAAGCTCCAGGCCGAAGAGGAGGCCATTCAACAAGAGACCTACGACAAAGCCCGTAAGGATTCTGAGGCAGAACTTAATTACGCTGGCAAGTTTAAGTCAGCCGAAGATCTGGAAAAGGCTTATCTGGAACTCCAGAAAAAGCTTGGCCAGAAAGACGAAACCGATGTGGCAGAGTCGGGGGAAGAGTCGGAGGCGGAGTCGGAATCTACCGAAGAATCTGCTGAAGAATCTACAGACGAGTTGGCAACGGAAAAGGATACCATTCTCAAGGCATCCGAAGAGTACTATGCCAACAACAATGAATTGAAGCCTGAGACGCTTCAGAAGCTCAAGGAACTGCCCTCCGACAAACTCATCGAGGCATACATCGAGCTTCAGAAAAACAACCCTACAGTGGCTCCTAGGCCTCTCTCAGATGCCGATGCTGCTGACATTGTTAAGTCTGTTGGAGGCGAAGCTTCCTACAACGAAACACTTGCTTGGGCTGCCGACAATCTGACCCCTGCTGAAGTGGCTGCGTATGATAACGTAGTCAACACTGGCAACAAAGATGCTATCTTCTTTGCTGTTCAGGCTCTTAACCAGCGGTATAAGGATGCTGTTGGATTTGAGGGTAATCAGGTTTCTGGCAAGGCTGTGAAGAACACCGTCAAAGGTTTCCGTTCACAAGCCGAACTTGCCAGGGCTATCAACGATCCACGGTATCGAACAGATCCTGCGTATCGATTGGATGTTGAAACCAAGCTGGAAGCCTCTGGCGATCTGCTTTGATTTACTGCCCGCGTCCGTGGCTTCGTAACGGCGAATGTCCACTGGACGGGATTCCGAGTGGATGGTGAACCGTTGCCGCTGCTTGTCTAGCGCGGCGGACGCTATGATCTAATGGTAAGATGCCTTTATGAGAGGCAATGTGGGTTCGACCCCCACTAGCGTTCATTGAGGATGGGACAACCTCGTTAAAAACCCAGTCATGACTGGAGTATTGGCCCGGTGCGCCGGATACCCAATACAAAGGACGTATTGCCTAACAACCGAATATCTCAAATCCGGATAAAAACCAAGTACTTGGGAAACTGATAAATCTCATTTTCCTAAAACAATGACTGCAACTGTAACTCAACTCGGCCAGATTAATAAGGCTGGCGACAAGAAGGCTCTGTACCTGAAGCTGTTTACCGGCGAAGTGTACGAAGCTTTCCGTAACTCCACCATCGCTAAGGGTCTGGTGATGAACCGCACCCTCCGTGGCGGTAAGGAGGCCCAATTCATTCACACCGGTCGCATTCAGGCTGGTTACCACGTCCCTGGCAACGCTATCCTGGGCTCGGGTAATCCTCCTGCTGCTGAGACCACCATCGCAATGGACGACCTGCTGGTTGCCTCCGCGTTCGTCGATAACCTCGACGAGACCCTGGCCCAGTATGACATCCGTGGCCCCATCGCTCGTCAGATCGGCCAAGCCCTGGCTGAGTTCTATGATCGTCGGATCTTCCGCGTTCTGGACCGTGCCTCCGGCCTGACCGCTGCCGTTACCGGTGAGCCTGGTGGTTTCCAAGTGAACCTGGGTTCTGGCAATGAGTATGATGCTCAAGCCCTCGTTGACGGTTTCTTTGAAGCTGCTGCTCGTCTCGATGAGGTGGCTGCTCCTAAGGACGGTCGCGTGGCTGTGCTGGCCCCCCGCCAGTACTATGCCCTGATCAGCCAGGTGGACACCAACATCCTGAACCGCGACTATGGCAACAGCCAGGGTTCGCTGAACAGCGGTGAAGGTCTCTATGAGATCGCTGGTATCAAGATCTACAAGTCGAACAACATCCCCTTCCTGGGCAAGTATGGTTCGGCTGCTGGTCTGGCCATCGACGCTGCTGCTGTGACCGGTGAAAACAACAACTACGGTGTTGCTTCGAACTTCACCAACTCCTGCGGTCTGATCTTCCACCGTGACGCTGCTGGCGTTGTGGAAGCCATCGGTCCTTCGGTCCAAACCACTGGTGCTGACACCAAGGTGATCTACCAGGGTGACGTGATCGTGGGTCGTCTGGCTTACGGTGCTGGTGCTGTCCGCGTTTCCGTGGCTGGCGCTTTCCGTAACGTCTGATAATGGTTTGGGGCTGACTGTTAAAGGTTGGCCCCTTTCCCTTTAATAACAATCCTGCCTGTTAAAGGATAGAAATGACAACTCAACTTCAAGCCATTAACCAGATGTTGACTGGCATCGGGCAGGCACCAGTGGTGTCGCTCGACGTTGCCAACCCAGAGATTGCCTCGGCGCTTTCCATTTTGGAATCCGTTAATCGAGAAGTACAAGGCGAAGGATGGCACTTCAATACGGAAGTGAAGTATCCTTTTACTGCTGATGTAAATGGAATCATTGCTGTTCCATTAAATGTGCTTCAAATTTCAGATAACAAATTTGAAAACGTTCAAAAGTACCAGACCGTACTGAGAGACGGCAAACTCTACGATAAAATTAAACACACTTACACCTTCCCCGCAGGCGAAATTATTTACTGCGATGTTGTATGGCTGTTTGATTTTGAAGATCTTCCTCAGGTCTTTCAGGATTATATTACACAACGCGCCACTCGTGTATTCGCTGGCAGTTTTGTCGGTTCTAAAGAAATGTTTCAGTTTAATCAAAACGATGAGGGCATTCTTAGAGC